ATTTGAATATTATTGCACCGTGCAATCTCTTTCTCTAATTGCTTAGTCTTCTTTTTCTCATACTGTTGTTTTGCAGTAATCATTTTCTTTTTAAAGACTACACGTTCATTATAAATTTTTTCCATTAATTCTGGAAGAAATCCCTTTACCCTGCGGTAGAGTGCTCCATTCGCAGTCATAGTGAGATTTACTTTTGTTAGTGGTGTTAAATCCAACTCTTGGTTTAGAAGTTTGTCTACATTCACCTTTGTAGTAAGTTCTCTTATCTGTTTAAGTGCCTCCAGTTCCTCTACAATTTCCTCACGGGACATTTTACGAACATCTTTCCACATTTCAATTCTCCATAATTTTAGTATGTTTTTTGCGGTTTTCACTCATAGTAATAATCTGCAAGTTGTTTTCATGATGCTTCCCCCCTTTTGAAATTGGAATAATGTGGTCTACTTCGTGAGGAACACTGGTATCTTCTGTTAATCGTTTTGCTTCACAATAAATTTGATTTATTTTTTGCTGATTTGCAGTTTCATCAAAAGCATCTCTTATTCTACATCTTCTACGAGCAGCAACAGAGTTCAAAACTGCCCTCTTATGCTCTTCACCCAAATATCTAAATTTAGTAGAGCAAGAATGAGAACAAAAACGAAGTTTCCATTTTTCACTTATTGCCCTAAATCTACTTACAATAAATGGAGAACTGCAATTTTCACAATAAAGAGTTTCCTTTCTCTCTTTATTTTTATTCTCCAAATGTTTAGGTTTTTGGAGTCGATACTTTCGTATTTTTTGTTTAATAAGAGAGTCAGAGCATCCAAAAAAATCAGCACACTCTTTACGACTTTTGTTTTCAAGAATATAAAGTTGGTGTAGTTGTTCTTTAGTTATGTTGAATTTTGGTTGCATTTGTTTTATTGTATCCGCACATTATTATTTATAAGATGAGGATATTCTACAACATTTTCTCCAATTCAGTAATACGATTATTAAGTTCGTGCTTTTCAACAAGTGTTTCTGGGGATATTGCGTATTGTATAATCAGATGGGGGTATAGGGAATTTAAATCGAAATTTACCACCCAATCATAAACTCCCGGAATAGGTTCTTTTACATAAGCACCAGCATACTTAGAATCTTTATCAGATCTAACATTTGGAGGAATTACAATATTTCGCTTCTTTAAGTAATTGTAGATAATAGTATCCCACATTCTTACTTGAGAAAATACATCAGAATAGTTTGCTTTTGCATCATATGCCATTGTAATCGCAAGTTGAATCAGTTTCATCTTGTCTTCCAAACGGTCAACAAGTTCCACATCCTTAATATTATACTCAACAAATTTCTGCCAACCTTTAGTGTAGAAATCTTTGAAGGTATCAAACTCACTGTGATCCAACTTCTGTTGCCCAAGTTCAACAGTTGCAATATGATCTAAACGATATGATTCCTGATTAGAAGTTGCCGGAGACCATTTATAGAGTTTCAAATAATCAAGTTGACTTATTCCACCAATATCATAAGAAATATGCTTACGACCAGAGATATAAGTTTCGCTTTCAGTCACCAGTCCCCATGGAGACATACGCTTCATGAGTTTTTCACCTAAAATACGATCTATACGACGAACCAGATATGGAATATCGTACAATTCACTATTCCAACCAGTAATAACTTCTGGAGTATTTTCTTCAATCATCCACCAGTGAATGAATGCATTTAGTAAATCATGTTCATTATCAAAAGAACGATAATTTACATTACTCTGTTGATTGTCAAACTTACCAAGTCCCCAAGTATTAATCTGTTTTGTATTATAGTCTTGAAGAGTGATTAATAATACCTCTTCCGCAGAACTTTCAACATCAGGAAATCCATTTTCAGAAGCAACCTCAATATCAATTGTAGTTACTTTAATCTTACTAATATCAAACTTTACCTCATCTTCTGGATAAATCTCCGAGATGTATTGGTAAATATACCTATCATTTCCAGAAATATTAAATCCATCTATACCTTCATACTTTTTAATAAAATCTCTACATTCCCTTACAGTTCCAGGTTGAACTGCATCGACATATTCACCATTTAATGTTTGGTATTGAGTATTCTTTTTTGATGGAACAAAAAGAGTCGGATAAAACTTCTCACGAGTCATAAAATTTTTTCCATTTTCATAACCACGAACCAAGAAATGATCTCCGACCATCTGGACATTTGTATAAAATCGCATTATGCAGTTAGTTCAAGATACTTTTGAATAATTTCGGGAGTAGGATCTGCGATAGTAAGAATACTATCAGAATGAATCATAAATTCGGATTGATTGGTAATCCCCGTATTCCAACGACGAAGATCATCTTCACTAAAAAATTCATAGGGATTAATCAATCTACAATCAGGTTCACCAAGTTCAGAACCAACTTCAACAATTTCAGTAATCAATACAGTGTCAATCTTCAGAAGAAGACACTTCACTTGCTTTTCCATTTACCTTTTCCTCATACATTTTTTTAAGAGCTTTGATTGGTTCAACTATGGTCACAATCCAATCAGGACGCACCGGAATCTCATCATCACTAGTAAACATAATCCAAGAAGAAAATGTAATACTAACAACACTATCTTCAGATTCCACTGGTTGTTCAGTCAAGAACAATGAATTGTTAACTTGCATCTTATGCGGATTCGTAAAAAGATAACCACATACCTTTTCTTCAGAAATCAATTCCTTTATATCAGCAATTACTGATTCTCCAGATTTCAATAGAGCAATTTTTACGGACATTTTTAGGTTTCCTCTCAAGTCAGTATAGCACAAAAAAAGAGGAGGTGCAACTGGATTTTGCCAGTTTCCTCCTTGCGACAACGATAGTTAGCTCAATGTTATTTAGTTAAGTTGATAGACCTTTTTCTTTTGATGTTCAGGAATAACCCTATTCAATTTAATTGTGAGCAATCCATCCTCAAAGGCAACATCCTTAACAACGACATCATCAGATAAAGTCCAAGTACGAGTAAATGCTCTTTTTGCTAATCCCTGATGTAGGTATTCATCCTCACAATCATCTGCTTTCTTTGCTTGCACAAAGAGCTTATTCCATTCCGTGGTGACTTCGATATCTTTTCTCTTATACCCAGCAAGTGCAATTTCTAATCTAAAATCAACACTACTTTCTTTCACTAAATTGTATGGTGGATAATTAGTATGCGTCTCAAACGCAGTATCAAACCTTTTGAACCACTCATCCATTCCAATACTATTTTTTTGTATATCTAACAAATACTTTGTAGTTTCTGGTACTGAGAGTGTAAGTGAACTTGTTCCAAACATGATAGACCTCCTTAAAGCGTCTGTAAGTTAATAATGTCCCCGAAGGCAACATCATTAGTATATATTCAGAACATAAAAAAAGCGGGATGTTGTTTCCCGCCCATTTTTATTCGGTTTCCTCTTCCACCCGTTTCTTTTTAGCACCAATATTATACTTGGTCTCCAAAATCCAGTCTCCCTTGTCCTTATAAGCAAGAACTTTGATTTGATTTAGTGGTGCAATATCAGAAATCTTAGAAACGTCAACGATTTCTACCAAACCCCAATCTGCAATAAGTTGGGCAATACGATTACGACGCTGAACATCATTTACCGTAAGATTGGCATGTTTACCATCAAGTGCAAATAGTTCTTTAAAATGCACGAGATAGTATCTACCTTGCTTGTGAAGAATATGGCAAGATTGATAGATTTTCTTTTCCTTGCGTGAAGCAACTCCGATACGTGTCAAAGTCTCACGAACCTTGAGAAAATCATCAGGTTCATTTAGGATTACCTCAACCATTTGGTCAGGTGTCCAATTTACAACAGGTTCTTGAACGACGCTCATTTTGTTCCTCCAGTTTCAAATTTCGATTTAATAAATGTTAGTTGTTCTTTGGTAAGAATCCTCAAAGCCTGTTTTGCTTTCTCATTACTATAACCATAGTAACGTTTCACATAATCAAGATCTTTGATCGTATCTTTACGGAGCCAAGGAGAAAATCTCTTTTTAACTCTCAGAATATTTATAAAAAAGTCATACTGCATCTTTTTTGGGAGGAAATGATACTTATTCATTTCATTTGCATACATTAAACAATCAATATGTCCAGAGAAACATCGATTAATAATGTATGGGGCATAATCCTTCTCAAGTGAGGGATCTTCATCAATCAGATTCTTCTTGGTTTGATTGATCGAGTTTAACCAGTCCTTCAATTCCATAATTAAAAAGTAGCAGTTCTTTACGTTGTTTTTGATCCCGCATATATTCGCCAACGGAACGCATTGTATAAGTTAGGTCAAACTCAGCAGCATTCCAGTCCTTAAATCTATCCTTCACAAGTTGATCAGAATTATAACTTACCAACTGATCCATATCATTGGCATCACAATCAGCAGCAAACTTATCGTGATCAAATACTTTGTGCATTGATCCTTTGTTGCCATAGAGATTATCCTTAATATCATAAGGAGGGTCAAGATACATAAAAGCACCTTTGTTTCCATCCATTAGATAATCATAGGAATAATTAGTAATACGCCACTTCTCAATCAGTTTAGAATACTCTGGCAATTTTTCAATCCCTCGCAAAGAGAAATTGGAGTTACTTGCCTGTTCTGAAAATGAAGAACTTTCCGTGAGTCCAGAGAAGGAACACTTATTAACAATATAAAATGCTACGGCACGATTAAAGTTTGATTGAGTT